GCTCAAGATAATAAGCGTACGGCGCATCACGGAACTGACGAACCAAATTGAACTCAGAAACTGTTTGACCCGCTTTGGCGTCAGCATAGCGGGCTTCCTCTTTCTTGACAAATTGGCTCTTAAGGAAGAGGTGGGCAAAGTTACAAGCTGAGTCAAGCGGATTCTTAGCCAAAGAGCGAGCAATCTGGGCCTTGGTACGTTTGCCGACCCAGGGCGAATACGCCTCAGTGGAACAATGCTCAAACAGATTAGGCGACCAGCTCTGCTCATTCCACGCGGAGACGTTGAAAAACTTGCTAAAACCGCGCTTCAGCTGCTTTAAACGACGAGCCTCTCCGAGCGAAAGGTGGCCCCAATCGACGCCAACATTGATCCGCTTTTGCTCGGAGATTGATGCGGTGAGGCGATCAGCACGAGTGTGATGCAAAATCTCGTGCGGGCCATCATGGACATGTTGCATTGTCGAGTTGGTACCACGGACGACTTCACGAAAATCGGGGTCACGCATGCCTGAATGAAACAAGGCCGGATCGGGCTGCAAGGTAAGAACCGGGGCGTCCGGCATGACGTAACCAGTGGATTGAGTGTGCAACACGGAATCATTTGGCAAAGACACGAAATGCTTCAATGAATCACGGACGTCAGTCGCGAGATTGGCGGGGGCATGCGAGTGACGGCTAAAGGCTGGACCGGGAGCGGATTTATAACCCTTTAAGGTGGCGCGATGTGAACGGGCCGTCCAGTAATCACCTAAGGCGGAATCCCGTGGCGAATCTAGCCAATCCTGCCGAATTGAAGCAGAAACGTTGGCACCAACGAGCGGTGAAGCACGAGGAAGGCCGACACTAAGGCAGGCTGCCGGGGAAAGGGATCGAGCCATATGAGCTTGAACCGCCCGAGCGACGAGACGCATGGGGTCGACGTTGGCGGTAAGCACTGAACACTGCTGCTGGGCGACCACTGCGAGGAGAGCGGAAGCAATGTTGGACCGGCCGTAAAAAGCCTCGTTGATGCCTTTGCCTTGAGTCATAGGAACGAGGTACAACATTATGTTACCACGGGCACGAGTGAGCGCTGTCCACCAGGAATTATCATTGCTGGTGGCGCTGAGCCCGCCCAAGTCAAGGGTGACGTCGCCATCTATGGTGAAGCCTTGGCATTCGCGGAAGGTCATGCAGCGCTGACCGGAGTCAGCCTGGGACGTGGCAAAACGGGGCGAAACAACCAGAAGTGGGATGTCCTGAATGACGTTGGAGACGACAGCTAAAATGCCGTTCAAAGAGCCGGGGCGAGGAGAGGCCGGAAGAGGCAAGCCAAACAACGTGGCATTCGAATTGCTCAAGCGCCAGCTCTCGGTGGCGTAATGGGAGCTGAGTGCGGAAAGCCACTCGGCAGTAGACTGGTCCGAACGCACAAGAGAGTCGGCATGAGGAAAGGCAGTGCGACCCTGAGTGGCATCGAAAGTGACCACAACGTCGGTGAGACCCGGGTTAGACGCAATGACGAGGGGTAAAAATCCCGGCCAGAGCTGGGTGGCATCATCGAAAAGGATCGTACCAGGA